GGAGTTGAATGATGAACGAACGAATTAGAGAATGTTGGCTCAAAGCCGCAAGAGAAGATTCTAGCGAGACTTGGGATACACAAGAACAGTTCATTGAACGATTCGCCGAGTTGATTGTTCGGGAATGTGCCAATGTACTGAGAGCAGAATCCGAAAGACTCTATAAATTATCAGCAGAAGAAAAAGACGAACTCTTTGCCAGTAATTTTGAAATCTGTGCCGAGAAGTGTGTAGATAATGAAGTAGCGATTCGAGAACATTTCGGAGTTGAAGAATGAGTAAATTCAGTGAATTACTTGAAGAATATCTAGACGAGCGTGATCGCCAAAATAGCGATTACTATGATAACCGATATATTGGTTCCAAAATTCAAGGCAGAGAATTGATGCAGGAACTAGCGAAAGCAATGGATAAATTGATTCATGGAGTTGAAGAATGAACGAACGAATTAAAGAACTTGCCGAACAGGCTGGATGTAAAGTTATGGATGATGGTGAGTGGTATATCCCATCAGCAACAGGTCTTGAAAAGATTGTTTATACTAAAGGAATTGGATTAGAAAAATTCGCCGAGTTGATTGTTAGGGAATGTGCCAATGTTGCGGCAGACCATGAAGCGTTGGACATTTACGAGGAGATTCGAGAACATTTTGGAGTTGAAGAATGAACGAACGAATTAGAGAACTGCTGATTGAGGCTCATAAACAAACCAGTGGTGGTATCTATAATGGTCATCTTTCTGAATGGACAGAAAAGTTCGCCGAGTTGATTGTGCAGGAATGTGTAGAGATTGTAGAAGAAACACGATGGATGGTTCCGCCTAGCCAGGAGCAGATTGCGAGAAGCATTAAACAACATTTCGGAGTTGAAGAATGAACGAAAGAATCCGAGAACTTGCTACTAAGGCTAGATTGTTAACTGGTTGGCCGGTCGGTGAGGTAGAATATCAAAAGTTCGCCGAGTTGATTGTGAGGGAATGTGTTGGCATTGCTGATGAAGAAACAAGTTTGCCATATAACTCGTATGGTGAAAAGATTAGAAAACATTTCGGAGTTGAATCGTGACCTATGAATTTTGGATTGGCATTGTATTTTGGTGTATAGGAAAAGACTGCGGTATGATAACTACTAAACATCCATTTGTTACTAGAGAAGAATGTAAGGCCGCAGTCCAAGAAATGGAAGATAAATTAAGAAAAGAGCCTACCAAAAAAGATATCATTGACGGTAGATGCGGGGATCACTTAATTACTATCAATCAACCTAGGATATGATCGTACATGAACGAACGAATTCGAGAACTAGTTAGAGAATCCCATTTAGATGTGTATGGTTTAGGCAAAGAAAGGTATAAGTGGGAATACACTGTTGAAAAATTTGCTGAGTTGATTGTTCAAGAATGCCTATTATCCCTGGAGCCAGATTTATACAGTAAAGAAATTGATTACGAGTTTGAACAACGATTCTATAAACGGTGTAGAAATAAAATAGTAAAACATTTCGGAATTAAAGAATGAACGAACGAATTCGAGAGTTAGCACGACAGTCTGGGTATCCTATGGTGGATAGCCCAGTATGGAAATCACAATTTGAAAGGTTTATCGACACACTTCTCACAGAGTGCCTCACAGCCGCACAGGACCTCCGTGGCTACAGTGGTGTAGGAGAAGATGGCAATCCTTATGATACGGCTAGTTGGAATGCCGCATTAACAGCAGTTGAAGAATTGATTAACAAGAGATTAGGAACAACACTATGAGAGTAGAAGCAGTAGGCATTGCCGCAGGTTGTAGTATTGCGTGGAACAAAGACGGTGAAAGTCGTCCTTACATTAGTTGGAATATGTAAATGAAAAAAATTAAAGCGACCTTTACCACAGATGATGACCTAGAAGTATGTAGGTGGGAATTTGATCTAGAGTCATTTATGATGGCCACAGAACGAGATAAAGATCAAATCTGGAAGTTGATTAGGGAACAATTCCAAGCATATATTAGACAACAGGAAACAGCATAAGTTAAAATACCAAAGGGAGATTAGGATGAGTGGTTACAATTTGGTTAGACGAATTCATAGCTTAGAAGAACAGTGCCGTGAATTGGGCCTTATGATGTGCCATAGTCGAAGTGATTATATGAACCAATTTGGTGATGTGGTCGCTGTCAAACCTATAGATCAAGATAGTCTACCTGTATACAGTAGAGATGCTGAACTGTTCGTTGGCACCTTGGACGCTTTGGAAAATTGGATCAAAGGCATCGACTGGGCACGTAGGTATGACTCAATGTTATTCGGTAATGCTCACAACGATAAAAGACAGCGTAAAGAACAAGACCATCGCAATCACCAATTAATGAAAATCTTAAAAGGTAGCGATAATGAACACACACCTTAGAAAACTCGCTGATCGTGCTTCACGAGATATTGACCTAACCTATCCCGGTGATGCGTTCCCTGCTGCTCTGACCAAACTCATTGTAAAAGACCTTATTGAAGAATTTGGCAAGGTCAAATGGATGGGCGACGATGAAGGTTGGGATAAAGCCATTAAGGCTGTGTCAAAAGAACTCACAGAACGCTACGGTGTGAAATGAGTGAGTTCAGTGATAAACTGGGCAAAAAATTGATTCCGGGTGATGTTGTGGCTTATCCACATCAAAATAAATTAGCACTAGGTGTTGTGATTAGGCTGAATCCCAAGATGGTTAGAATAAAAGCCATTGTTAAAAGTAAATGGGGTTCGCCAGAAATTAACAAATATCCAGATGATTGTGTTAAAATAGAAGGTCCAGAAATCAGTATGTATCTAATTAAACATTCAAATTGAGGAAAAAATGTCAAATCAAAAACCAAGTGTTTTTATTGCTACTCCTATGTATGGAGGTGTTTGCACAATGCAATATACTATTAGTTTATTGGCAGTAACACGTGATCTAAAAAATAATAATATAGATTATGCCTGTGTACTTACAGAAGGTGAAAGTCTTATTACTAGAGGTAGAAATACTCTCACAAAAGAATTTTTAAATAGTAACTTTTCACATCTTATGTTTATTGATGGAGATATAGGGTTCCAAGAAGATTCAGTAAGAATACTACTTAATCATAATGAAGATATTGTTTGTGGTTTATATCCTAAAAAACATATAAACTGGGATAAGATCAAAGACCTTGCTCCTTCTTCAGAAAATAGCTTTGATTTAGAATTAAATGCTGCTGACATTGTTTGGAACCCAGTTAATGGAGTTTTTTATGATCAAAAAAAATTAGTTGAAATAGCACACGGTGGAACTGGTTTTATGTGTATACATAGAAGAGTATTTGAAAAACTTCAACCATTAGTAAAAAAATATTTTACCCATTTTGAAGAACTTGCAGATGCAGGATGGACATACGAATTTTGGAAAACAGAAATTGATAATGGCTTCTTCCTTTCAGAAGATTGGGCTTTTTGTGAAATGTGGAGAAAACTAGGAGGGAAAATATATGCAGACTTATCAATTGAGCTAAGTCATAAAGGTACTTATGAATTTAAAGGTCGTTTGGTAGAATAAGGAAAAAAAATATGGAAGAAGTTCGCTTGAAAGAATTGGAATTCAGTCGCTACGAAGAAATCAAAGCATGGTGTCAAGAACAATATGGTCATGGGGCTTGGTGGCGAAAACAACTGGAATCACCTAAGAGCAAATTTAGTTACTTTGTGGGCGCAGTTACTCCAGAAGAAGAATGGAAACGGGACGGTAAAGGCAGTGCTATCTTTGCTTTTAGGGATGAACGAGAAGCCACTATGTTCAGACTAAAATGGGCGTGTTAAAACCCACAGGCTGGAGTATGGTCAGTATGCCTGCGGTTAAGGAAGATGGACATTGGTATGAAATGTATAGATGGGTCAAAGAAAATGTTCCAAGCAATGACTATAGATATCAAGGTGAAGGTATATTTGAATTCCGTAACCCGCAGGACCTAACCATGTTTCTATTAAAATGGAGTTCAAATGATTGAATATCGTAAAATTACCGTACCTATTAATAATGGACATGCGGTGTTTATGTTTAAAAAATATTCTGAAACCAGTGATTGGATCTGCCAAATGGAGCCAGACACTATGGAAATATTAGAAGAGTTGTTGGAATGTAATAATGAGCATTGATAAAAAGACACAGAATTTTTACTAAGGTGGGAATCATGAATGTTATTTTTATAACCAGCTCAATTTATACTAATAAGAGTATATTTACACCCGTTCAAAGAATCAGTAAAACTGTAAATACATTTAAAAGTATCAAAAAAAAATTACCAAATTCTTATCTAATATTCATAGAATCATCTACAAGTGATTTAAATCCTCATTGGAAAGATTTTATAAAAATGTATGTAGATGACTATGTCGAATTATTTGATTATAAAGAACTAGTAAAATATCAAGAAATAGCTAAGGATTTAAAACACGAGTTTGTAAAACCTACATTGAATACAGTATTTGGAAAAACAAGAAATTTAAGCGAATCTTTCGCTATGATAAAAGGATTAGAATATTTTACTAATAAAAAAACATTGAAAAATATTACAAGGTGCTATAAAATAAGTGCTAGATATGTAGTAAGCGAGTTTTTTAATCCAGCATTTCATTCTAATAATAAATTTACATTTGTGAAAGCTAAAAAAAGTTATCTACCTACAGAAATATGTCAAGTACCGTATTATTACAATACAAAATTTTTTAGCTGGAATCCTAAAGAAACTGAATATCTTACCAATATATATAAAAAAGTTTTAAACACACTAATTTTAACTTATATGAATAAAAAATACGCAGACATAGATCATTTATTTTGGGAGCACATAGGTCCTGAAAAAATATATCACGTAAATTTTATTGGAATAAAAGGGTATAAAGGTACGATTGGACACTTTAGCCACGAATAATCTTTACTCTAGCATTGTTTTTATTAGCTGTGCATAAGGTAGACACTTCTAGTTGGGGTAAATTTCAAGATACTCCTGTCTTTTATTGTTCTACAACAGATGAATATCAGCCTGTAAAGAATTGGATGATTAAATTCCATATTAAGTATTTTTTAATATCACAAAATAACGATGGAGTTTATTTTGCGGTTTGTTCAAATTATGATTGGTTTATATTGAGATGGGTCTAGGTTGACAAGATTAATCTTTGACAATATAATATATGTATATTGTTAAAAAACAGCCCATATATTGGCAACGAGATTAGAAAAATGGCTTCAGTGGAATCCGAGTTTAAAAATTTTTTATTGAAAAAGTTTCATTATCTTAATAAAGATAAAATAAAAAGAAAAAGTAAAGGTGAAAGGCCGGTCCATTTAAGATTTTATCGTGGATGCGGGATAGAAACCTTAAAAGAATTTAAATTTTTATTTGAAAAATTAGATTTACCAATTACTTCAAATGAATCATTTACTGGTTCTCCAGTATACAGAGGACAAGGGTTTGATATAATTTGGAAGAAAAACAAAATTGGTGTACTTTTTGGACTGTCTAAAACAGGTGTTGAAAGAAAAAAATATACTCCCCAAAACTTAAAATTAAACGGCTTGACATTTTCTGATCCTTCGATTTTCAGAAATGCAATTATAAAAGGACTAGATTCAGTAGAAGATAATACTGTTTTATACGAATCACTGGTTTCTATGCTAGATAATTTAGAAACTAGTTTACCAATTAAGACATCAAAGTTTTTAGATCAGAACCTTAACAAAATTACATCAGATTTTGGAGAGATTCTTTCTGCCTATCAATCCTGCCTTTCAGGAAATATAATTTTCTTTCCTAAAAAAAGCAATAATAATATTGCTGATTATTATGAAAACGAAATACCAATAAGTGCCAAAGGTAGGCTTTCTGGAGGTAAAGTAAATCTATCAGAGTATAAAGATTTTATAGACAGAGAGAATTCAATTGGTAAGTTTTTTTATGCTATTGCTACACATAACAAAAACGACTTTTTTAAATTTGCTGTAGAATTTTCAAAAGAGGCTAAAAAACTATCAGATTGGGTAGGGGGAACGACTGAATCAGATATTCAAAATTATATTTCTAAAACTTCATATGATGATTTCTATAATTTAATTTCTAAGGAATTTAAAAATATAGGAGTTCCACTAAAATCAAAAGACCAACGTCCGAGGAAGTTATGGGAGGAAGGGGACACGAATCCATTTTATTTCACATTGAATACTGTTATCCATAGGTTTTGGGGAACAAATGCAACTATAGAAATAACCAAAATTGTTTCTAAATTTTTAAATAAACCTAAATTTGTACATGTAAATATAGACAAAGGTAATGTAACTACAGAAGAGATAAACTTCAATGATATAAAAGAATGGCAAACTATCTATTGGAGCAGAGCAACCAAGGCTTGGCATAATTGGATGGCTGTAGAATCTAAAAGGGGACAAAAATGATTACAACTATTAATGGTGATATGCTAGATCAAGATAATGTAATTAAAGATAACAGCATTGATCTCTTGTTAACTGATCCACCATATAATATATCAGAAGGAGGAGCTAAACCTGTTTGGATAGACAAGAAAACAGGAAAGAATAAAAGTAATATTCATAGTCAAAAATTCAGTGAAAATTTTGATGATAACTGGGATGCTGTAGAACATGATGCTTTTTTATCTCAAATAGATAGTTGGACAAAATTCTGGTTTAAAAAATTAAGAAAAGGTGGATCATTTGCTATTTTTATCAGCGATAGATATGTTTCTTATCTTTGGACTGCGATGGAGCAAGCCGGATTTGAACCTAAAAGAGTTTGGACATGGAAGAAGCCTGCCGCCGTGCCCTTTAATAGAGAAGTAAATCCCGTAAGTGCCTGCGAGTATATACTTTTTGGAATTAAACCAAAAGGAAAACGAACTTTTAACGCTAATTCTCAAGAAGGTAGTATTGTAGAAAGATATGCCTCTGCTGATAAAATTAGTAGTATTATATATAAAATGGTAAAAGATACTAGTGGTCCTTTAGACCTTGACAAAGTTTTTGAAGAGGCAAAAAAGGAATCATATAAAATGTTAAAAGACAGATCTAAAACTGATCATGGATTCATACAATGTGTGATTCCAAATACGTTAACATATAGCGGTGGATTAGGAAAAAATAAAATACATCCTACTCAGAAACCAACTGAGGTATTAGAATACTTCATTGAACTTTTAAGCAATCCTGGAGATAGTGTTTTAGATACTTTTGCTGGGTCTGGTTCAACTGGAGTTGCTTGTAATTCTACGAATAGAAAATGTATTTTAATTGAGAAAGACAATAAAATGTATCAACAAATGAAGGCAAGAATAGACGAACTGTCTAATCCTGCAGAACCTTCCCTACCTCTCCATCTATTTGAAACCGTGGATGAGCGATCTTCTTACAAAATATTATCAGATAGATCAACAAGGGAACTCTTAATAAAATGAAATACCGCAAGAAACCAGTAGTAATAGAAGCCATTGAATTCAAATATACAGCCGATGGTATAGTAGAACTCCGCGAGTTTGTAGGTAGTTCATTAGGTCAAATTAAAAAACACAGGCATCCAGATGCTCTAGCAGAAGCAGAAATTGGTACCTTAGAAGATGGTGTCCATCTTACCGTCAAGCACATCGCCACTGAAGGAGATTTTATCATTAAAGGTGTTCAAGGTGAGTTCTACGCCTGTAAGCCAGATATCTTTTGGCAAACCTACGATGCTGTTTTGGAGGCCGATGTGGTTGACTTAATCAATACAGATATCTTATAATAACACTTCCATTAACTACTCAGGAGAAATCCTAAAATGAGCAGGCTTGAATATTATCAACGTCCTTTGGTTGCTTTTGATCCGGAGGACGAAGATCATAGAGCATGGTTTCACGAATTCCTTATTCGTAAAACTTGGGGTCGTTGTCCAGTTCGCTTTATCTGTCCAGATGAACACGGTCCAGAAGGTCTAGTAGGTGTTGTCATGCGACAATTAATTGACTATTATACTAGACAAGAATTTGGCGACACACCAAAGACTGAAGGCATAGTTTTAAAAACTCATGTTCCACGAAAACCTAAATGTGTTGAAATGGATCTCAAATTACTAGCACACAAATCAACTCATCTACAAGAGGAATTAAAATGACTACAATGAAAATTAAACAAGATGTGAGACCAGATAGCAAAACATTTATTAAAATAAGAACTGAATTCGAAGGATATCATTATTATCCTAAAGCAGGAGAAATTGATAATAGAATTAAGTTTTTAGAAAATGAACATCGGCATATCTTCAAAATTGAAGTTAAAATCTCTGTTACCCATCTAGATCGAGAACTAGAATTTTTCTTAGTTAAATGGGCCCTACAAGACTTTATTAAATCAGGTAATCAAAATCATAAATCTTGTGAAATGATTGCTACTGATATTTTAGAAAATCATCTATTACCTACTTACGGAGAAAGATATTATGAAGTAGTTGTTTCTGAGGACGGGGAATCAGATGGCATTATTGAATACAAACCTTAAACATTATTAACCACATAGGAAATTAGATATTATGGCATTGCCAAGTTTTATTACTCGCACCCTTGTTATGAAACCAGAAGTCACCAAAATCTTCAATGATCTAGAAGCATGGCACGATCATTGTAGGTTTGAAATGATTGATTTCAATCCAGCACATCTATACAAATCCAAAGAGTATAAAGATTGGGCAAGAGGCAACAATAAAAATGATCGCAAACAGCATCGCCCTTATCGCAATAACAAGCACAAAGAGGCAAAATGACTGTCTATCTCGTAGATCTAGAAGCAGTAGAAACTCGTTATACAGCACAATGGAAAAATCATGTTCCCAAAATTCTTAAAGAACAAGGACACCAAGTTCATGTTATCTCTGGTCCTGAAGATATTCCTAGTGCCACTACTCCTGGTGCCTTTCTTAACTTTGGGGGGACTAATATCTATAAGTCTCGCCAAGTTGAAGAGATTGCTCGTCTTTTTACCACCGGAGCCATTAATCCCAACGACCATTTTGTTTTTACTGATAGTTGGCACCCAGGGATTATAAACTTAAAATACATGAGCAGCCTCCTTGGCATTCCAGTTAAGATACATGCTCTTTGGCATGCAGGATCATACGACCCTCACGACTTCCTAGGACGTCTTATTGGGGATGCTCCTTGGGTAAGACATGCTGAGAAATCATTCTTTCATGCCATAGACCATAATTACTTTGCCACAGACTTTCATATTGAAATGTTTATGCGTAATCTTCTTAACAATGGCATGGAAACTGAAAACCCGTGGTTTGAAGAAGACGTTCATGACGTATTGGCAGGTAAATTTCCAAAGATAGTTAGGTCAGGTTGGCCCATGGAATATATGGCAGACACGCTCAGTCCATATAAGGGTAAGAGAAAGCGTGACCTAATCTTGTTTCCACATCGTATAGCACCAGAGAAACAGGTCGAAATTTTTAAAGATCTCGAATTACTATTACCTCAATATCAGTTTGTAATTTGTCAAGAAAAGTCTTTGACTAAGGACGAGTACCACAGTTTATTGGGAGAGGCTAAGATTGTGTTTTCAGCCAACCTACAGGAAACATTGGGTATTAGTTGTTATGAGGGTGCCTTGTTGGATGCCATACCAGTAGTGCCAGATAGACTAAGTTATAGGGAAATGTATTATGAGGGGTTTAAGTATCCCAGTAAATGGACTGAAAGTTGGGACAGGTATCAGATCTACAAAGCAGAACTTTGTCATCATATCATTGTTACCATGACACATTATGAAAAACGTGTATCCCAAGTTCAGAAACAAACAGAAGATCTAACCAAGAGATTTTTCTCATGTCAAGCACTACTAGACAACTTGAACTAAATGACAACATTCGATTTTGAGAAAATAAAATGAAAATAGGCAGTAAGTGGTATGGCAGCAATGGAGATATGTTTGAAATAGATGATATTAGAGTAATACTGGGTGAAACCTGGGTATTTTACACTAATACTTTTACAATGAAATCTTATAATTGTTTAAAAGGCGCTTTTGTTCTTAGGTTTAGGCAAATTTCGTAATCTGTTGATCATCAGAATTAACACAGGCTAACATTTTGCAAATTGATGCTTGTGTAGGAAAATTTAAATCATTCCATATATTGCCTAAATGTGTGTTATTACAGGCACTACCTGATACCCAACCGTTATAACTGATAAACAATCTTTCTATTCCTGTATTACATAGTTTTCCTGTAAAGCTTGGATTTATTTTTATTTGCTCTTCAAACCTTTGAGAAAATGTTGTATTTTCTAAATGCTCAATATCATCTACTAATTGTTGTCCTCTCAACCTGAATAATTGTTCTTTTGTATACTGGTATATTCCAACCGTTTGACTAGCCTCTTTGTACAATTCTATTTTGTTTACTTTAATGTCCAACTCGTTTTCTAAACTTTCAGCCTGATTTAAATCTATATCAAAAAAATCAGGACGTATAGGTTTTATTACATTTATATTTTTATTATTTTTTTGAAATGTTTGAATTATATACTTTATTAAATTAGGGTTTTGCCAATAATGATAAGTTAAATTTATTTGATCAACATTTGGTTCAATTGCCCACCAATCTAACCATTGATAACCACCATTTGTGTTTAAAGTAATATGTCCTTTATGGTCTTTGCAAGTTTTTAGAATTTTTACAAATCCGTCAATTTCTAAAGGTTCTCCCCCATCGAATACCCAATTAATAGAGTATTTTAACGACTCAAAATGATCTATTAACAATTTAAATTTTTCTAAATACTGTTCTATAGATCTATTTTTTTCACCGTTCCAAAAATGAGAAGGACAATACGTGCATTTAGCAGAACAATAATTATGAAGATTCCAATGAATTTTAGTGATAAGTGTTGACATAAAAAAATATTTATTTTATACTGTGTAAAGGATATTTAAAATATATGAAATATAATTATCATTGGTATATAAACGAAAACTACAAAGACCCAAGTTTTGCATGGCAAGACCTATTAACCAAAGAAGAATGCGATCAAGTTATAGATTTAGGACTAAACAACCCCATTCCTATGTCTATTGGAAAAACTGGTAATGAACAAACAACAGTTGATGATAGAAAATCTAAAATTACTTGGATGCCTATACTAGATAATAACCATTGGCTGTTTGAAAAAATTGTTAGGGCAATAAACTACCAAAATAAGAAATGGTGGAATTATGATTTAGACTTTATCGAATCTTTACAATTTACAGAATACGATTCATCCTATTCAGGATATTATAAAGCTCATACTGATACAATGTATATTCAAAGATTTTCTAGAAAGCTTTCTTTTACTATTCAATTATCCGATCCTACTACATACGAGGGAGGAGATTTAAAAATCTTCAAATCAGAAGTAAGTGAAGAAACAATTAAAACGCAAGGAACAATAATCTTCTTTCCTAGTTTTACACTACACGAAGTTACACCGGTGACAAATGGAACTAGATATAGTCTTGTCGGTTGGGTCGTTGGTCCAAAATTTAAATAAAAATTTACTAATTTAAAATAAACATGAGCAAAATTAAAATATCAGAATTATTTTATTCAATCCAAGGCGAGGGTCGCTATATGGGTGTACCCTCAGTATTTCTACGTACATTCGGTTGCAATTTTACCTGCGACGGATTTGGCATGCCTAGAGGAGAATTATCAAATGAACGGAACTTGGCTGCAGATAGGATTATCCAGTTTAAGCAATATAGAGATCTTCCACTTGTTCATACCGGTTGCGATAGTTACGCTAGTTGGGATCCTCGGTTCAAAGACTTTTCACCAGTTCTTACAACAGATGCGATTGCGGAGGCAATCATCGAAACACTCCCATACAAAAGATGGATGAGAGAACATCTGGTAATTACAGGTGGGGAGCCTTTGCTGAGTTGGCAACGAGCATACCCTGATCTACTAAATCATCCTAAAATGGATGAACTCAGGGAAATTACTTTCGAGACCAACGGCACTCAACGCCTTACTCCTGACTTCAAAGCATATCTACAAGAATGGCGGTGGAAGCATGAAGGATTTATTGACAGACAAATTACTTTCAGTGTTAGTGCTAAACTTCCTGGTAGTGGTGAAAAGTGGGAAGAAGCAATCAAACCCGATGTGGTCTGTGATTATGAATCAGTAGGTTGGACCTATCTCAAATTCGTAGTTGCCACACAAGAAGACATTCAAGATGCTCTCAAAGCCACAATGGAATATCGTGATGCAGGGTTTGAAGGTGAAGTCTATATGATGCCAGTCGGTGGCGTAGAGAGTGTCTATAGTATGAATAATAAGAACGTGGCCTTGGCCTGTATGAAATATGGTATAAGATATAGCGATCGACTACAGGTGCCTCTATTTAAAAACGAATGGGGAACTTAATTCAATGTTAAAATATTATGACCATTTATTAACAGAAGATGAATGTAAAGAAATAAAAGATGAATTTTTGTTGTACTTTCAAAAAAACCTATGTAGACATGAATTAGGAGGAGGAGATTTAAAAAATTCATATGGATATTTTAATCTTCCAACTTGTTTAAAATATACGTCAAAAATAGAAAACCGTATCAAAAACGATTATGGAAAAAATATTGTTTTTGTCAACAACTATATTAGAGTGTATCTAAATGATTCAACAATGGGTCTACACGTTGATAGAGATAATTTGCAAATAACTTTATCTCTTAATATTTTTTCAAATTTAGATTTTGACTATCCTTTATATATATCGAATACTGAACTAAACCCAGCACATCTACACAATTTATATAATACAAAAGTAGCTGAAATTTATAAAAAAGATTTTACATCTTGGAATACACTAACTGGGTCTGGTGTGGCTTGCTTGGCACAAAAATATCCTCACTGGCGAGACGATCTCTTCTGTAGAGACGATCAAATGATGATACAGGCATTCTTCCATTGGCACTACCTATGAAAACTTTTTTAAGAAAAATATTTGGCATTGAAGAAATGGAAAAGGCCTTGGCCGAAACCATTAGACTTCAAATGGAAGCACAGGCTAAGATACAGGCCGTAGAAGTAGAAAAACAACTCCTACTTAATCAGGCTGCTCAAGAACTAGCAGAAGCAGAGGAAGCTAAGCGAATATCCAAATTAAGTCCAAAACAACTAGCCACTGAACGCAAAGAACCGTGGGTTCAAGTATTAGAAACTCACGTTAATAAAGATAATTTAAGAAACGGATTTTTTGAACTTGACTGGAATGAATATTTTGTTGTACAATTACGTGAAGCAGGATTCAAAGGAGAAACTGAAGAAGAAATTGTCGACTCTTGGTTCAGTGAACTTTGTAGAAATGTTGGGTCAGAATCCGGCGTAGATATGGAACGTCGTGGTTCTGGTTATGTTAATCGTGCTCTCCGTGATGACGGGAAAACTGAGGTATCATGACTTATATTTTGGTTGATACTGCCAATTGTTTCTTTCGAGCTCGGCATGTTGTTAGAGGTAATCTCGAAGACAAAGTTGGTATGAGTATCCACACTATTCTGGGCAGTGTTCGCAAGGCCTGGAAAGACTTTAATGGTAGTCACGTAGTATTTGCATTAGAGGGTCGCTCTTGGCGTAAGGATCATTATGCTCCTTATAAGCGCAACCGCAGTGATGCTCGTGCTGCTCTTAGCCCAAGAGAAGCAGAAGAAGATCGTGTGTTTTGGGAAACATTTGATCAGTTTAAAGATTTTATTACCAACAAAACAAATACCACAGTCTTACATCATCCGCAACTAGAAGCAGATGATCTTATAGCAGGTTGGATTGATCTTCATCCTAATGATGATCATGTAATCATTAGTACTGATGGAGACTTTGCTCAACTCGTTGCACCAAATGTTCGTCAATATAATGGAGTGATGCAGATCACCACTACTCACAAAGGCTACTTCGATGAAAAGGGCAAACCTGTTAAAGATAAGAAAACAGGAGAAGTAAAGCCTGCTCCAGATCCAGAATGGTTATTATTTGAAAAATGTATGCGTGGAGATACTTCAGATAATATATTCAGTGCTTATCCCGGTGTTCGTGAAAAAGGCACTAAGAATAAAGTAGGTTTAAGAGATGCCTTCAACGATCGTAATACCAAAGGCTGGGCATGGAACAACCTCATGCTACAACGTTGGACAGATCATGAAGGACAAGAGCAACGGGTAAAAGAGTGTTATGAACGTAATCGATTGCTATGTGATTTAAGAGCACAACCACAAGAAATACGTGATCTCATGTTTGATGTTATTAACGAAACGATTAACTCGAGAAAAAATATTCCACAGGTTGGTATTCGTCTGTTGAAATTCTGTGCAGAATATGATCTACAAAAAATCAGCGAACAGATTAAAACCTATGCTGAACCACTTAATGCGAGGTATACTATATGAATTTAATATCTAAAGAACTTATTCCAGATAAAGAATGGATTTTAAAAGACGGCGATAACAAGATAGGATCTATTCAAAAAAATAAAAAAGGTTACAATTTATATAAAAATGGAAAAAGAATTCAATTCAAGGCCATCGACAATCTAGGTATAGAATTACCAAAAAAAAATCTAGAATCTAAAATAGAATTTTCGGAAGTTCACCAAATTTATGAATACCCGTGTAGCTCAAAACCGTTTGAACCTATATACAATATAGTTAAAAAATTACCAATTTTTACTAAAAGTAAAAAAAGTAAAAGTCATTTCTGTGCAGGATACTATATAATTCAATTTAGAAAAGGCTGGGTTAAAAGTTATTGTCCTAAATTAATTACCTTAGAGAGATACCCTTATAAAGGCCCATTTAAAACAGAAACAGAGATGAAATCTGAATTAAATAAAATTAATAAATTATGAAACCTCTCAATACACTTTACATAGAAGAATTTTTAGAAAAAGCTAAAATTGCTCTGAAAACAAACCAAAAAAATCTTCAGTTAAGCCAAAAAGAATATACAGATCTTGCAAATAGTCTAGCTATTGTAATGGCAAGATTATCAGGTGAATTAGATAAAAAAATATTTGATACTTCAAACGAAGTAGTAAAGATTAATTTGGATGGTGGTAAATTCTAATCTATAATAAATATATACGCACTTTTGGAGAGCGTATATTGTGAGCAGACCTAAACCCCAAATATTGATTGAAATCACAAATAAAAAAAATTATAAAACAGATCAAGTTTTAGAAGCTGAAGCTATTTGGGCAGTTTTTTACAAAGACAAACCAATCAATCTAAAAACTACAACGAGTATGATAGTACAACAAATAGGCCCCAAATATAAAAAGGTAAGTTTTAGTAATGCAGGACACGCATTTAATCTAGCAGAAAAATTAAATAGACAGTATTCTTGTAAAGATTTTTCTGTATACAAATTAACCACAGGCGAGAAGCTTGTAGATGAACCAAAAAGTTAAACTTACTGAATATCTAATGAACGAAATGGGGCTAGAAAAAACCCCAAAAAGTATCAAAAAATATATATCACTTTGGTGGAAAAATCCTAGGCAAAAAAATAAAGGTGGGCTAAGACTTACTGAGTTAGGTTTTAGAGTTATCACTCAGGCAGAAATTAAAAGCTATAAAATTACTCTAGAAAATCCTATTACAAATTTAGAAAATAACTTTATTATCTGGTTAGACAATTATTTCAATTGTCCCTTTTATCTTACAAACAAAGAAATTTTTGTATTTGAAGAAAAAACTGCTGTTCAGGCTATTCTTTTTTCTGGAAATTTAAAAATGTGGCATAAGGCCCACAAAAAAAACAAAGAAAAAACTAGTTGACAACTTCCTAACTTCTCAATATAATAGAGACTCATAAACAATTTTTTGTAGTTTAACTTTTAGAGAGAAGCAAATGGCAAAGAAAGAAGTCAGCACTAATCGCACTGTTAGCCCCAATGGTGCCAAGGCAGCGATCCGTAAGGCAATGGCTAAAAAACGTCCTATCTTTATGTGGGGCCCTCCAGGCATTGGCAAGTCAGACATTGTCAAGCAGATTGGCGCAGACCAGGATCGTGAAGTAATCGATGTTCGATTGAGCCTTTGGGAGCCCACTGACATCAAAGGCATCCCATATTACAACAGCCAAGCTAATACTATGACTTGGGCTCCTCCTTCAGAATTGCCCACTGATCCAGACAGTAAAGCCATTCTGTTTCTTGATGAGCTGAACTCAGCGGCTCCTGCTACCCAGGCTGCGGCTTACCAACTTATTCTCAATCGTCGTGTAGGTACTTATATTCTACCCAAAGGTGTAGATATTGTGGCTGCTGGTAATCGTGAGGCAGACAAGGGCGTAACTTATCGTATGCCTGCTCCGTTGGCTAATCGTTTTATCCATTTGGAACTTGAGGTAGATTTTGATGACTGGCTTCAGTGGGCTACCCTTAACAAGGTACATGAGCAGGTTGTAGGCTATGTTGGTTTTGCCAAACAAGATCTCTACGACTTTGATCCAAAGTCAGCAAGCCGTTCATTTGCTACTCCACGTTCTTGGTCATTCGTTAGTGATCTTTTGGAAGATGACGATATCAGTGAAAACACGCTAACTGACTTGGTGTCAGGTGCTGTTGGTGAAGGTCTTGCTGTTAAGTTTATGGCTCACCGTAAAGTTGCCAAACAGATGCCCAAGCCTGAGGACATCCTAGCAGGCAAGGTCAAAGAGTTCACAGTAAAAGAGATCTCAGCAATGTATTCGCTGACTATCTCAATGTGCTACGAACTCCAAGAGGCAGACAAGAAGCAGGTCAAAGGTTGGGACTCTATGGCAGACAACTTCTTTGGGTTTATGATGGATAATTTCCCAACTGAATTGGTAGTTATGGGTGCCAAAGTTGCTCTAACTAACTATGCTTTGCCGTTTGACGCCAGCAAGTTGAAGAACTTTGATAGGTTCCACGACAAGTATGGAAAATACATTATCCAAGCAATGGAAGGATAAAAAGGGCCCGCAAGGGGCCTTTTTTGATTGCTTTATTTTTTGAATGACTATATAATAAGTGTATATTGTAAACAACGGAGAAACAAATGACTTCAGTGATGAAAAGTGAGAAACTCAAAAAAGTAAAATGGGAAGGTAAGACTTTTAATTCTCAAGAGAAGGCACGTATTTTGGATAAACTTATCACTGCCCGTGTAGGTTTGCTATTGCGTCATCCATTCTTTGGTAATTTGGCAACTCGTATGCATATGATTGATGCTTCGGATTGGTGCCAGACTTTGGCCACTGACGGCAGGAATTTCTACTTCAATTATGGGTTTGTAAATGAACTCAGTCCCAAAGAATGTGAGTTTGGCTTTGCTCACGAAGTCCTACATAATATCTTTGATCATATGGGCCGTCGTGAAGGTCGTGATCCCATGCTGTCAAACATTGCCGCAGACTATGCCGCTAACCAAATTCTAAAAGATGAGAAGATTGGAACAGTGCCTACCTGGATCAAAATCTTCCAAGATGACAAGTATCGTGGTAAGAGCTACGAGGAAATCTATGCCGACCTCTACGAGAAAGCAGAGAAAATTGATCTTGGAGAATTAGGCGAACTCCTTGATGATCACCTTGATGATGAGGACGATGATGGGGACGGCGACTGTGAAAATGGTAATAAACAAGGAAAAGGTCGCCCTCGTTTGAGCAAAGAAGCACGCCAAAAGATTCGTGACGAAATCAAAGAGGCTATGATTGCCGCGGCACAGAGTGCCGGTGCAGGTAAAGTTCCGGCAGGAATCCAGCGTATGATCAAGGACTTAACTGAGCCTAAAATGGATTGGCGTCAGTTATTACGTATGAGTATTCAAAGTATCATCAAAAGCAATTTCAGTTTTACTCGTCCAAATCGTAAAAGCCAACATACAGGAGCAGTGCTTCCGGGCATGATGAATGAAGAAACCATTGACGTCAGTGTTGCCATTGACATGAGCGGTAGTATCAGTGATCGTCAAGCCAACGACTTCATCAGTGAGGTCAAGGGTATTATGGATGAATATGTGGACTTTAAATTGAACTTGTGGTGTTTTGACACAGAAGTCTACAACTATGCTGAGTTCTCCGGAGATAACGCAGACGAGATCATGGACTATAAAGTCAAAGGTGGTGGTGGTACTGACTTTGTAGCCAATTGGGAGTTCATGAAAGAAAAGGGCATTGAGCCCAAACGCTTCATTATGTTTACAGATGGTTATCCATGTGGTGACTGGGGCGACGAGGACTATTGCGAAACCCTGTTTGTTATCCACGGACCTGAGGGAGGGAATTCTTCTTTAATTGTTGCTCCATTTGGCCAGACTGCCTACTACAAATGAGTCTCAATAGAGGGGAAATAAATCCATTGAGTGTTCTGAGATTAAGGAAATTAAACTTTATTCCAGAACATTTTCATGTGGTCACTATTGAGCGTGGATTTCGAGATATCAGAAATATAGACCACTGGATTGACTATAACTTAAATAGTCGTTATGCTATAGAGCAGTCTGTAGACATCCGAGATAAAACTAAAATTAGTCACGTAATAAAAATTGGGTTAGAAGATCCAAAAGAAATTACCATGCTAACATTAGGATGTAAATTTTTATATAATACATAGGAGAATATATGGAAAACACAGAACAAACATCAGAGCAACCTACCCCAGAACTCACTGTTAACGATCTTAACAATGTCAAAGCAATAATTGAAGCAGCAGTTAGACGTGGCACATTTAATGCCAATGAGATTTCAGGTGTAGGTGCTGCTTATGATAAGCTAACAACCTTTTTAAATTCAATTTCAAATCAAAAAACAAACACTGAAAATTAATTAGGAGTTGAAATGAAACATGTCGGTAAAATGAAAAACAATTCTGCTAAAATAGCAGTGGCATATAGAACATTGCCGGGTGATTCAGCTAGTGCACTGGTTATTGGAACAAACGGTTTACCAGATAGTCACCACGATGCACTAATGAGCTTAATTGAAAGTGATGCAGGACAACAGGCCAATGAATTAGCAGACGTATTAGCAACAAGACGATTTCCAGATGGATCAGTGATGTTGGCTTATCTTCATTCTAACGGGCATTTAACAAAGGTTAAAACTTCAATGGTCATCATGACGCCTAACGTAGTTACAACCTTACCACTAGATCAATTAAATGAATTGATTGCAAAGGATAAAGGGGTTAGTGTAGAAGATCTTGCAGTAAAAGAAGATGGCTCTGCTCCAGTTAAAAAAACGAATAGTGTTCCTCCTGCAAATAGCCCAGAAGCAAAAAAACTTGTCGAAGAAGCACCATATCATCCCGGATATGAAGGGGCTGTAATTAAAGATGAAAAACCAGTAACCGCAGCAGATTTGAGATCAATGGCTGACAAGCTTTTTAAAGAGGCTCAGGCCTTAAGAAAAAAAGCAGAAGAAATAGAGCCAACGAAGAAAAAAACCAAAGTAGCAAATGAATAAAAACGAAAAAATATATCTTAATGCTTTACAAAATGTTTTAACGACTGGAGAAAGTAGAAAAGATAGAACTGGAACTGGTACATTATGTAAATTTGGTCTTACTCTTAGATTTGATCTATCAGAAGGGTTTCCTGCAATTACAACTAAAAAACTTGCATGGAAAGCAGTAGTAAGCGAGCTATTGTGGTTTATTGAAGGAAGTGGAGATGAATACAGATTACGTGAAATTTTACACGGTAATAGATATTCGGAAAAAACCACAATATGGACAGATAATGCTCAAGCACCTTATTGGACATCTAAAAGATTACAAAGACATCCAGGAGACCTTGGAAGAATATATGGTGTACAATGGAGACGCTGGCGTAAACCTTTAATTAGAATAAACAAAGTTGTGTTAGCAAATCACGATCAATTATTAGAATTAGTTGACGGGTTAAAGAAAGATCCAGATAGTAGACGTCATATAATCACAGCATGGAATCCTGGTGAACTGGAAATCATGGCATTGCCACCGTGTCATATGATGGCTCAATTCTATGTAAGCAATGATAAAAAACTAAGTTGTCAAATGTATCAAAGATCAGCCGACATGTTTCTAGGAGTGCCATTTAATATAGCAAGCTATAGTTTATTCACCCATTTATTGGCACAAGTTTGTAATTACACAGTAGGAGAGCTAATAATAAACTTAGGTGATGCACACATATATAAAAACCATATTGAGCAAGTTTCCGAACAGTTGACAAGAAATCCATACCCTTCTCCTATACTGAATTTAGATACGTCTATCACTGATATAACTAAATTCAGTATGGAAAGTATTAATTTGATTGACTATAAATGTCATGAACAAATTAAAGCACAAATGGCTATTTAAACAACCATTACTTCTATAATCCCCGTACCGTCCAAGTTGTGTGATTGTAAAGCTTTAGCAAATACAGCGTTAGGACTATCAGATTTTTTAAAAGCTCTTCCGTGTCCGGGATAACTTCCACTGGTTACAATTAGATCACCTTTATTAATGTGACTAACCACTTTACAAGGAACCCTACCTTTAAGAGCAATAAATGGGTGTGTATTATGATCACCTGCATCCTCATTCATCCTGTAAGCAGGCTTAACACTAACTATACCTGCTACAGATACATCTGCATCCAATTGACTTAAGGTCACGTCATATTTGCCGCCAATTGATAATACAGTTCCCTCATCATAGGCGTTATCAGCATGATAACGTTCTGCAATGTCACTATAAAAAGCACTGCTAGCTGTGACAAATAAAATATTAGAACTTGGATTATATTTCATTCCTTCATCAACATAAACAGTACCAGACGTCGCTCCTGATTGTACAAATGTAACATAAAAGGAGGTATTCAATGAAGTCGTGACAAAATTTAATCCTGAAGTAGATGAAGAGACCCAAGCTCTATCTGCAACAAAAGCTTCTGCCGCAGTTCCCCAAAAATAATTTCCAACTGTTTTTGTAGATCCGGTGGTAGGATCAGCACCTGTAAGAGTAATACCTTTTACTAACCTGCTAGTTGTTCCAACAATAGAATAGCTGTCATTAGTCGTTACATCATCGATTACAAAAGTTTTAGAACCAACTACAGCAATAACTTCTTCATCAATTCCTAAAACAGCCTTTATATTATAGATATTCGAACCATCACCTTGCTTTTCTTTCTCGTATGAACCTATCCAAGATGCTAATTTATCTGCACTACTTTGAGGTCCTACAAGTACAAATTCGTTTCCGTTATAAACATAAAGCTGCTGAGTATCACTATTAAACCAGAGATCTCCTTGAACATATTCCTTTGTGTTAATAGGGTTACTACTATTAATATCTAAATTAGCAATACCTTTCCAATTTTCTCCGTTGTATAACTTTATTTGATTACTTAATGAATCAAACCATAATTGACCTTCAATAGGTTTTGAAGGAGCAGATGAATTACTAAAATTTTCTAATAATTTAATAAAATTTTCATTTTGAAATTCTCCGTATCCGGCATAATTTCTTCCTACTAAAACAAGGTCTGTTAACTCGTTTATACTTGCGTCTTCTACTATAGCAACAGTAGACCCATTTGTTTTATTGACAATATATGACATAAGTTATTCCTTATACTACAGTTATACTATAAGATGCACTCACAACAACTCCTACTGGATTAATTGCTCTGATCCATGCAGAGCTAACCCCAGTCAAACTAAAGGAAATGCTCGCTGTAGTTGAAGTATTTGCAGTCGAAAAATGAGTAGCATAATTACTAGCTGTGTAAACTAATTGACCTGCAGAATTATGGGCTAAAATTTGAATTTCAGTAGCAAACCTTGTAATCCCTGAAAATTGTGCAAAAGTATTTGGACTAATTGTCCCTCCTGCCCACGAGGCTGAAACAACTATAGGATCATTATAAACACTAATTACTCTAGTTTCAGAACTAATTGCACCAGACTCTGCTGTTGCTACAATCGTTGCAGTGTATCTTCCTTGTGTAGAGGTAGAGAAATTTAGAATATATGAGCTAGTTGACAAGCTTTGGGGATATGAAACAATAGACCCATTAGGATGAAAATAATAAACATCTCTATAAGCGACAGTTGATCCTGGTTCTGGATCTGGAGTAAGACTCCATGTAAAATTCACTGCTGTGGTTGTAGACAATGCCGATGTAGAAGTGGATATAGCTGTTCTTAATAATCCCGTATTTGTTCCTACCCAATTGACATTTCTTAAATAAGGAGGATTAGGCACAGTTACGATATTTGTATTCGTAGATGTTGTAAAATAAGCAAATCTATAAAGTTCTAATGGTTCCCAATTTTTGACACCACTAATATTTTGAATTAAACTAAATCTTCTTATTGAATAAGTAGTTGTAGCGGTCGTATATTCACATAAAACACGAACTTCAGACCCTAGTGGATACCCATAAGTTCGAAAAGTACTTGTTGTTTCAACAGGATAAAGCCTCTTTAGTTCATATTGCAAAGCTGCATTAGCATCAATATAAGATTTATAATCTAATGGGTCTGTTCTAAAATCACCAAATCTGGTTATATTATAATAGGTAGTAAGATTTTTGTTAGGAGTTAATAACAAATCGCCTTTGAGATATAAATTTCCCTCCATATAAGTATTATTATATACTTTTAGATTCCTAATTACGTTAACCCCTTCAACTAAAACATCACTAGCTGTTGAAATTAAGTTATTTGAAGAAGTTGTATAATATTGATAAGTTCCTGTACTTAGTTGAAAAGTTTCTCTAGAAACCAATGCTGATGGCCTTCCCCACGAATACAAAACAGATACAAACGAACCTGCACCGGGAGTGGCCCGATTATTATTTGAATTGTCAGTGATTGATCCTACCAAAATTGTACTTGTAGTATAAGGAGGTTCAATACCAAATCTTCCCCATTGAGTAGGCATATTAGGTCCTACCACATTCCATCCTTTTTCGGTGGTATAAACTTTTAATTGTCCATTAGTTTTATCAAACCAATAATCTCCGTTACTGGGATTTATTGGTGGGGATTCTTGGGCAGCACTGTCATATACTGGCTTAAAAGAATCACCTTTCCATATTTTTAAAATTCCTTCAACAGGATTATACCAAAGTTGACCTACTTGAGGACTTCTAGGAGCTGTACTGTTACTAAAATTAGTTAATAACCTTACAAAATTATTATTTAAAATTTCTCCATAGTTATTAACATTCTTACCAACCAGATCTAAGCTAGTAGTTACGTCGTCGACATCACCACTAGCAACATTAACAAGTATTGTTCCGTTATTATTATAAATTGTATAGGCCATATTTTTAAGTCTTTATGTAGTACCAAATTAAACCATTAGAACAAGTTTGAATAAAATTGGGAACATTAAAAAATCCTGGTGCTACAGATCCGTATGTAGTCCCTATAATGTTAAACAATCCTGCATAGGTAGATGTTGAATATGATGATCCGTTACATGCTAAAAATCCAGATAAGTAACCGCTGGAAACAGCCGTAGAAGTTCCGTATGGAATTATACCACCAGTTTTAATTATATTTGGATATACATCTCCAAGAAAATTCTGCTTGGTTATCTTTTCTAATTGAGAAGCGGCATTACTGGTATCCAAAACAACAAGACTATAATTTGTGGGTGTTGCAATACTTCCAATTAAAACTTGATCACTAATGGCACTTCTATGTAGTGTTGTAGTAAAGTAATAATCGGTTGATCCATCAAATTGATTGACAAAATTAGTTGCAGTGACCTGTCCTCTTAATACTAAATTTCTTTTCGTTGCTAGCCTTGTAGCGGTTCCGTATAATGTTCCATAAAAATTAGCCTGTGAGGAAGTACTTGCAAATGTAGATGCAAAAACATTTCTAAAACGTCTACCTGCACTCCCTATATCATATGCATCATTTTTAATTGGATCAACAATTAAACCTTGTCCTATAGAACTTCCTAATGTTATTCGTCCTGTCAAAGAGCTTACTCCTTGAACTGCAAGGTTGCCTACAACAGATTGATTCTTCATTACATATATACTACCACTTGTAACAAACGAATCAGTAGCCGTTGAGGATACTGTTAAATTACCTTTAAATCTGCCCGTTCCACCAACTTCTAAAGACGGACTTAATGTATTTGTAATAGTATTAATACCGATTTTTGGATTTAGAATATCAGATGAATCAAAGAATAGATAGCTATTTCCTTCAATTCCAATTTGAAATATTTTGGAATCATCGCTGAAATTAATTTTTCCCCCTATTACATCGCTATAAATTTGAACTTCCCCAGGATATAGTGCATTTTTAACAGATAAACCACTTGAACCGTTTATAACAAATGATCCTGTATGAACTTGTTTTGTAGCAACATTGTTTCTTAAAAAATCCGTAGCCCTTAAAATTCCAGTAGATCCGGTCAACAATCCTTCTGATTTTTGCACAATACCATTATATCTTGCATTATTTTTTAAACTTAAATTAGTACCAGTACTTAAAGAACTAAAACCATCAATAACTAATCTAGGTGTAAAGGCGTCAAAACTTATAATTTCAACTACCTTTCCATTTACCCAATTTAAAATTACTGGAAATTTAATTGGTAATCCAGAAATGTCATTTTTATTGCTTTCAATTTCTAAGGCCTCTGTACCTGTCTTATTAAAACTGGTTCCTATAGACGGACCAATTAAACGCCAAGTAGATCCATAACGTATTTTTAATTGAGAATTATTTGTATCAACCCAAACGTCACCTTCGACAATAGTTTCTTGATATTGTTCAAATGGATCGTTGGGCTGTTGATATATACCGTTAGCAGATGGCCATCTAGAACTTGTATCGCCCCCATTGTTAACTCTTAATACTTTTCTATTTTTATCACTTGTATCATACCATAGTTGACCTTCAATAGGGCCTGACGGTGGATAAGGGCTAGCAAAATTTTCTAAAAGTTTTAAAAAATTTTGTGCAAATGAAAGACCGTAGTTAGCATATCCCGGTCCTACAAAATCTAAGCTGGTATCATAATCATTTTTACCAGATCCAGCTATAGCATCTGGAACCGATATGGTTTCACTTTTGAAAGGATCAGAATATCTTAAAATATAAGGATTTGCCATGTTTATATCCCACTACTTAAACTTTGAATTCTAACCGTATAATCAACCTGTATCATTCTATTCAAAGATTTTTGAACAGGATGGAAAATTACATGGGTTATAAGTGAACTTTCTAATGGATTGTTAGAATAAGAAGCCAAACCTAATTCATCAAATACAAACTGCCCTTCATTATCTGTTTGATTATCAAAAGCATATTGACCTGTTGGTTCTCCGAAGTCTAATAAACAACTGACTAAAATATCACTGTAATATGTACCTGTCCTATGCCTAACTTCCATAAAATTTCTAGCTGGATCAGGATTATTAATGTCATTAGCATCGACAATTTTAAAATATGTTTCGCTATAAAGTCCTGAATTCGACCCTATTGTGTTTGGAGTTCTGTAAGTAATAATACCGGTAGGATCAATTCTGGTGCCTCCGTTGCCAAATTTCATAGAATAGATCCAACCTCTATCCTGATGAGCCATTGCTCGTGCCAAACCAATGCTAAAATTTTCATAATGAATAGCATTCCGTTTATTTACAAAAACAAAATCGGTTTGAGGATCAAATATCTTAATATGACCTTCTATACTTAATGCCCCATTTTCTATAGATTTTAACATTTCTTCTATCCTAACACATATTTATTTTAGTTCTCTAACCTTAACAATGTAAACCCAACTACCATATTTCTACTTACTATATCTCTGTTCATAACCGACAAATAAATTGTCGAAGTCACAGTATTATCTGCATTAAATCCCAATATTCCAGGAGTAATCAATCTATTAGATGCAAAAGTCGTCGTAAAAAGCTCATATAAAAGTCCAGACACTGAATTAGGAGCCGCACCAAAAGCTCTTCCAGAATCGTTAGATCTCGATGTAGCATCTGTATAAACACGCAACCATACTGGATAATTTACTGTAACCCTAGATAACATCCACGATTTATAAGCATCAAATTGAATAGTTCCTGTAGTATTAGAAGCTAAATTTGTACTAGTAGTAAATGTTGCTCTACCCGCTAGTATAGGTGTACTAGGTAAACCAGCTATAAATGATGCGGTTGTATAAAAATTAAAACTAGAAGTTGTTATTGAGGCTAATAATGCTCCATCGCTGCTATAAAAGAAATGATTATCACTTCTATGAGCATGAACAACATTGTTTAGATTAAATCTTTCAGATTCTAAATTAGTACCGCTGTTAATTGAAGTTATGATAACACTGCTTCCATGTGTATTAGTTGAATAATTATCTATAGCTTTATAGTATATTTGTCCAGAATTATACCCAGAGTCTGCTGAATTACTAGTGCCTTGTCCCCTAAAATCTATTCTACCAATTGTGTCATTTCGTAGTAAAGCGTCTCTCCTTCCGGAAACTCCACTCCTTCTACCAGAAATAAAAGTAATTCTTGTAGTATCGTCTAACGAAACATTATCAGTAGCAGAGCCTGTAGCATCTTTAGTTACACCAAATAACTTTAACTGAGAATTTACAAAATTTACATTAGATGCACCATGCCCTAGTTGTGTTACTCCGGCAGCTGTCTGAAGCACAACTGCCTGACCTTTGCTTCCGTCTCCTATATTAATTTCGTTAATAGCAATATTGTCTGCACTTATTGTCCAATTTTGATGAATATGAGCAAAATTAGATTGCGGTTCTACTATAACATTCTGAGGATATGTTTGTATATGAAATCCAGTACCTGCATTAAATGTTAAATTACCTAACCTTACGAAATCTTGAGTTGCATAAAATTGCAAAGAAGCGGTTTCAGTTGTGGTGTAATTTGTACCATCAAAACCTCTACCCTGAATAGATAGTAACCTATCACCTGATTTGATTACTAAAGGCTGAGCATCAGTACCTCTTGCAAATTGACCTTCAATAAAAACCATTTCAGGATTACGTCCTGCCATGTTTGTTTTATAACCTCTAATTATAATTGAAGCAGGTAGTCCTTGAGTTCCGTAACTATTATCTATAAACAGTGTTGCATTTTGAGGTTTATTTACGGGATCTTCTGCAATTGTAATACTTCTGCTAGCAATCAAATCAACTGCACTGACTGTGCTTTGGATAGAAATAGTTCTAAATGATGGAGAAGAAGCTCTACTTAGAGGTTGATCTAATCCTATTGAATCAGACATCCAAGTTACAATAGGACCCCAACCAATTCTTCCAGTATTCTGAGTCCCTTGAGAACTTACTCTTTTAACAACTAGAAATTCAGTTAAATAAGTCGGTGTGCCAACAAATGGCAGGTCAATAGTGCGTGGCATGTTATTCTATCCTTAATATCTTACCAAATTCATTTGTGATAGGTTCAAAGTTACCGTCTAATAATCTAGGATCTCCACCATAGAAATATGTATCAGGAAGATCAGCTTCTTTTTCTCTAATAAACGTTGTTTGTCTAACATTACTAGTTAATAAAGATTCGGTACCTGTCCAAATTTTACCCTTTCTATGGATAATTTCTAATTTTACATTAGATTGAAGTTTGTCTCCAATATTTAACTGAATCTGTTGGGTCAGTGGCGAAGAAGTTGAAATATAAAAATCAGGACCTATTGTTAGTAATTCTGTAGAAGTTGCATCGTTATACATATATCTTGTTGTCTTGTATAACGGTTTACCTCCAAATAAAACATTTATTTGGTCTGATAAATTAACATTCAAATCAAGTGTCATCCCATAAGACCCTGAAGTTGTGGCTGTAAATAATGGGATAATATAGGTAGTTGTATTTGTTGTAAGAGTTGAATAATAATAAACAGTATCAAATGCGCCAGGAATAGTCTGTTGAATTCCCTGATCTACTACTCTTGTTCCGGGTTCAGATGTATATGATGGAGAAGTTCCTAACGTTCCTCTTCTAAGATCGCTTACAAATCCATCGCCTCTTGAAAAAAATTCAATTCTTTCCCTATCTATTAAGGCTACACCTGGAATATTTTTTGCAGCATTGGCAGGGCTTAGTCTAAAATCTTCAAACAATTTTATAGAATTTGACTCTTCATTTAAATATTCGGTTAAAAATGTTGTATGATCCCTAGATAACCTTTTATATGATGATCTGTTATAAAAGTCATTAAAAATTCTATATCCGTATAATCTATTAACACCCTCTGGTTTTTGTAGAGAAGTAATTACAATTTCTGGAGAATTTTCAAAACTAAATCTATCTGCTAGTTCTACAGTCCTTTGATCTGCCAAGACAACAAAATCATATCTATGAACTAACGGAATGCCATTAGCATATACCCAAACATAGTTATCATCTATAATTGGCCTAATAAATTTAAACCTTCTACTGGGATTCCACGCATACCTTTCAGTTTCCATAAACAATCTATCATTAGCATTAAATGTAACGACTCTAACTGTTGATAATGGCTGTACTGATGAAAAATATAAAATATTATTGGCTATATAATAATCATATTCAGAGCCTGTATATTTTAAACTTGTGATAGAAATGTATGTACCGTTGGCAAATATACCAGATAACAAGATAATTCTATTGTTGACAAAATCAAAATTAAAATCATAACCAGTTCTTATTCGTTGCCCGTTAGCGTAGACAAAAATATCATCTATTGTAAAATAATTTGGGGGATATGTAACCCCATTGTCAAAAAAAGAAAACACGGTCTGAAAATTTTCTAAGATATAATTACTTACATGAGGTGGAACTAAACGTTTCCTGACTGTGTTACCTAAACCTAAACCTATTTCAACAATGGCCTTATCACTGTAAGGTTGCCAAGACCCCGGAACTTTTAACAATTCAATTGTTTGAGAATTATCAATTGTGTAATAGTTTTCAAAAATTCTGTTGAATCTTACTTCTTCTGTATCGAAAAACCATGCTTCTAAAAGATGATCTCCTAATGTTAGATTATAAAAATGTAAGGATGCACGATAACTTTGACTTTGAGTGTCATCTATGATAGTTTTATCCCATTCTCTTTCTATCATATAACCAGAATCAGTGCTTGTAGTAATTTGTTTCACTTCTTGACCATTATCAAGAACATAGACATATCTTAAATCATCATAGGACATTAGGCTACCTAAAATTGAAAAATTATTAGTAGCAGTATGAGTAATAAAAACACTATTAGAATCTATTAGACCAACACCACCAATTTTAATCATTGAATAACCTGCATAACCACTAACCTCTTGAGGAGGCATGATTATGCTTTTACCTTGAATATAAAATTGATTACTTGTTGTAAAATTTGTGCTTGTATACCTATTAAAAATTTTATTGTTAAATGTTAAAAAAAATCCTCCGATAGCTTCTTGTATAATAGAAATTTGTTGTGTTACTGTGGTTCCTGCAATAACTGGAATTGCTCCAGATATCATTGTACCATAGGTTTCATTTTCTCTTGTATAAACTTCTATCCCTAAACTGTCAGTGGTATGCCCAGGAACAAATTCCTCAGGCGCATAATCGGAATACGGAGACATAAATTTATCACCATCAATAACAATATCGGCAGTGGCTGTATCTCTAGCATTTGAAATTTGGCCATTAGCCCAATTACCTCCAGAAATAGACTTATCTAAAACAGCAGGTTCAAAATCAGTCTTCCAAAATTCGATTGATGGATCAGTAAAAATAGTACCTGTTATGTTATAACAAACACCTGTATTTAAATTGTTAACCCGTACAATAGCCCTACCTTGTACATAAGTATCATTAATAAGTTGAAACCAAATTGTTGAACTATTGTTTGGATTAGTAGCAGACAACAAAGTATTATCTACATAAATTGTAGACTTGGCAATTTCAGAACTAGGATTATCTGTATAAATTAATACAGATCTACTTGTGCTTATCCAATCTACAATTTTCATATTAATCCTTCAACAGAGCTAATTCTACATCTATAAGATCCAGAAACTATAACAGGACCACCAGATGTTGTAGATAATTCAATTATTAAATTAAATCCAGCATTGGCAGCAAGTCCTGTACTTGTTGTATATGAACCAGACGCATACCAACCGTATTCTCCTCCACTAGTATAAGATTCGGCTGTACTTATTGTAACCCAAGATCCCTGTATTGGTGTAAATCCATTCAGGATTACATCAGAAGATGTAATTGCAGTTGCGAACCCCGGCCCGGTTACTCTAACATTACCTTGCCATAGGGAATCTGTTGGTTCAACAGTTGCTCTTACATATAAACCACTCAATGCTGCGGAATTAAGTGAATATTTTTCATTAGCATCGTTTGGCTTCGTAGATGGACTCATTCCATACGGGGAATTTTCTAAAGCAAATGTTCCAGAATTTAAGATCCTAACTCTTGTAAATGCCTTGTTACCTGAATAAGCATATGACCAAAGTTTTTTATTGCCAAAGAATGGAACAATAGAATCTCTTACATCAATGTCAATAAATGTTGATGTATTACCAATTAGAGATAATCTCCATGTCTCTAAAGGTTCAAAACCTTCCCCTGCAACGTCAGGCAGTGCACCAATCTTAATTTCTCCAATTTGAAACCCGCTATAAAATGGCGCACCATCGACCATTACAAAAGTTCCAGTAAAACTGGTTGTAAAAACTCCATTAACCGTTATATCATTGATATTTAAATTTCCTATTTGTTGAGTAAGTGTCCATGCTATTTGTGTGCCAACTGGTATGTTGATAGTCTTTAAGAAAATGGTTGTTGAGCTACCTTCGTAAATGGAAGTTGCAGAGGAAAATAATTGATAAGTTGCTTGACCAGTAATACTGGTATCGATTATGTTAATAGAAGCTGTTGCAACATAATTTGTATTTGTCCCTTGAATAACATTTTGATATGTCATTAAATTTAGGTATAACTTTTCCAATCCTTCAGTTGTAAAATCTTCTCTTAATTGAATGTTAAAGGTAATAGGAAGATCAGTAGGTTGTTTAATTATTATTTCAGTGGTAGGTTGACTGAATACTATTTCGTTATTAATGTTAGTACCGGTAGCAATAATTTGATAAACTCTTCCGTTACTGCCGAAATCGACATTTGTTGCAGTTGTGGCTGTAATTACAGCATAAATTATATCACCTTCTACTGCACTAGTAACAGGATTACCTTGGTAATCAATCAATGACATACTATAGGTTGCTGTATTAGATGGTTTTGATAAAAATGTCATACGTTGAGTAGCTACAGGTATTGAACTAGGAGTCCCTGCTGTTATGTAAGAAATAAGATTTAGATCAAAAAGTTTAGGAGTTGGGCTTGAAAATACAGTGTCGAATGTTGTCAAATTGAAGGATAAAGGCAAAGACAAAGCCGCATTAGTGATAATTCCAGAGAGACCACCGGCAAATTCACTTGCGCTCATTCCTGGAGATCCAGGAACATTAGTTATATTGTAGGCAAACGTTCTTCCTAATCCGTAGTCTACATTTAGTCCATTAATTACAAAAGTAGCGGTATATCCCTCTGTTATAAATGTTGAAGATGTTTCAAGTGAAAAGTCAGGAAATTTACATTCTCCTACGTAATAATTAAAACTATCTAATTTTTTATTATTTACAGCCACATCTTGCAAAATACTATAAACTCTAAATGAGCTGGTATTTGTCGTAGTGGCTTCAACATTTGTTAAGATTTGAGAGGATTGAATATAAAAACTATTATTAGATTCAATGTTTGTTATAGTGCTAATTTGATTAAATCCAGGGGTAGTAATTCCAGAAATTTCTATAGTATCATTTTTCCTAATAGATCCAAAAAATGGATTTATTGTTTCAATTCTTACCAAGCTACCAATTGTAGTATTTGTTGAAACAGCGGACCTAATTGTATAAACAGGGGAACTTATTATTACTTTGTTCTGAGCAGTTATAATAGATTGAACAATGGTATCTGTTCTAAAAACTTGTCCAGAAGTTACAGTGCTTACATGTAAAAAATTTAAAACTTGCCCAGGCACTATACCTGCTACGCTGGACAAAACTAATGTAGTTGTGCTTCTTTCTAATGAATTTATTAATTTATTTCTAGCATAAAAATCTACAAAATTATCAAAACCTCCTCCATTATCAAATATTGAAGTTGATATTGTCTCCGTTCCTAATAATGGCATTGAATGATTAAAAGGCAAGGCCTGTATTAGATTTGCAGGATATTCCATACCATACATCAATAGATTAATTTGTTTCCCAGGCATACTATATGTGGGTTCATAATAGTTTTCAATTCTATCAATTGCATTGAATACCTTGATACTTTTTTGAAATATAATTTTTAATTCTTGACCAGCTGCTGGTGCTATGTTATTAAAAACAAATTTACTTTTATTGGTTCCTATTATTGTACCATCTGAAAAATCAACTATATTATAGTTTTTACTTAATATTAGTTTCTTTGCCAAAGTCGGAATAATTTTATTCTTATCAGAATCGGCCATAAAAGGAAGTTCGTAGGCAATTGAAGACCCATCGGTAGTTGTGGTAAAAGTCACAACTTTATCACCAAGTTCTCCAATTCGACTATTTCTATCGAATCTTAAAGAAATTATATTTTTTCTAATATTTTGATTTTCTAAAATTACAGAAGCTCTTGCTGTTCTAGTTACTAATCCACCTCCAGTAAAATCTACTTTTACAGGTCCTATTACATTCCCAATTAAATTTGCTCCCGGATCAGTAATTACTACCCTGTAAACTTTGCCATTCCTAATATAAGCCTTGGCTTCTGGTAATTTAAATCCTGGTCCAGTGTTTGCTGCTTGAAAAACTACAATAGGTTGTTGAGTATATCCTTCTCCACCATCTCCTATTACTACCTCTTTTACATAATATGAATAATTAGTTATATAATTTGTATATGGATAATTGTTTAGAATTTTTTGATAGATATTTACTCCACTAAGCTGATTGTTTTCAATTTTTAGTTCAGGTGTTTCAAATCTTTCATTGGCTTCATTATAAAATGCAGGCAGATCGAAATCAGTAACATTTAAATCTACTACATCTAGTGTTTCATAACCTGCTGTAAAATTCCTAATTTTTGTATGGTAGGGTTTAATTTCCTTGATAAAATCTTCAATATACTCACTATTATCTACCCTGTAGGCAGAAGCTTGATCTAGTTCTGCTATTACAGCTTTTACGTTAATAAAACTGGTTTTAAATACCCAATCTAGATTTTTTTGTTCTGTCATTGCAAATTTAACAGCATTAAAAAATAATAAATTCCAGTTTACTTTGAGTTCATTAACAAATATATCATTTTTTAGTGCATATATGATATTTGTTAGTTCTGCATCAGGAATTTGATCGTATAGGGTTTCGTCTAATGTTAAAATATCATAAGCATATTGTCCATCTGTTACATTCCATAGTGTTGATTTTAATCTAATCGTTCCTCTTTCACTAAAAATTAAATTATAATCTAAATCAAAATTACCATTTCCATTGACTTTTTCTAATACAACAAAACGTCCATCACCTACGTTGTTGATTTTGATGTAATCACCTAAAAATACATTTGTTAATTTGTTTAGTTCAAAACTATTCTCAATTATAAAATTGAATGCCTTAAACTCTTTAAATTCATTGGCCTTATAATCAATGTATTCCCAATAAAGAGGAGTGTTATAAAGCTGTGTTCTAATCTTATACCAATTAAAAAATGTGTAATTAAAATGATAAAGAGTCCATCTATTACCTGCATTTGTATCAATAAGTATTAGAGAAGCATGAGATCTAACCTTTAGTTCTGGAGAGAATTCATATTGTCCACCTGAATTTTCAATGATAACATTTGTGACTTGTCCAACTGAATTAATAGATGTTTTAAGCACACCAGTATGAACACCGCTGTAAATTATTTCAACCTTAGGAGGAGACTTATAGCCGTATCCTTGAGAAACAATGGTTACAGACACTATCCTACCATTAATTACATTACAAGTAAGCTTTGCTTGCTTGAAGAAATCTGTGTTTATTTCCTGTAATTGATCAAGGTCATCTACTACGAAATCATATTCGCCAGTTTCATTGTTAGGAATTTCTTCTACCTTGTTTAAATTATCAAAATTGTATGTGCCAGTTATAGGAGTGACAGCTAAAAGATCATTTGTAAAATCAATTATACTTCTAATTGCTGCAAATCTATTTTTAAATAATGTTTGTCTAGGTCTAATAGATAATCCGTAACTATTCCTTGAATTTAATCCCTTTTCTGGTACCATATTACCTAAACTATCTCTACCTAATAAACTATCTATAAGTTTTTTATTAAGCAAATCGTTAGGCATTGAATTTGAATCACCTTCAGATAACAACATCCACTCAGTATGTAATGGATTACTATTTTTAAAATTATCATATTGAATGTTAAAACTCGTATTATTGCCAGATATTATTCCTTGACAATTGGCTAATGCAAACGAATTGTGACTCAAAAACTCTACATATTTCATACCCATCGATAGGGGATCTGAGATATATTGGGCGACCTGAGAGGCTGGCATTTTTCTATTTTTAATGTTAGGTACAATTGATTTGTTTTTAACCCAAAAATAGTATACATTTTCAAAACTACCTGTAACTGAATTTAATACCTGTTTTACGCTGAGTACGCTGTTATCAGGGTATTTAGGTTGACCGCTGATTCCTTTGGCCAGACCTTGATTAGTATCGGCAAGATTTGCCCATTCACTGGGAAGATATGAGCTTTTAACCCATTCGTAAACATCTATACTTGCACCGGGAAATAACTTACCCCAATTATTTTTTTTGAAAACTTCATCACCTTGTTCATACCAAATATATTTGGCATTACTTAGATCCCACCATAGACATCCTACTTCTTTATCTAACCAATTATTTTCAGTATCTATTGTTAATCCAGTAAGGGCAATACTATAAACAGCAGGATCAACAATAGATTTGTATTTTAATTCCTGTTCTGCTACTCCAGGAATTTTTCCTTTAAGAGGATCAAATAAATCAAGATAATCTATTAATTCATCCTTCTGTAAATCAATTAAAGATAATTTTCTAATAGATTCTATGTCAACTAAAGCATCTTGATTTCTCAAACTTTTCCAAGTTAGACTATTTTCATTTTTAACCTTAAATTGATAAAATCTTGACTTATCGACCTCTGTAGGAGTATCATTATTAAAAGGAGCTCCTACAAAAATATTTTTAGATGTGCTGACTACCTTTTTACCAAATTGTCCTCCAACAAACATATCTTTGGGAATTAATTCTTCTGCCTGAATAAATTTATCATCAAAATTATTAAAAATGTAAGCAGTGCCTGCATCCGGAACACTTGTGATAAACCTAGTTTCCTTGTTATCAAATGTGGTTTCGCCTATTAATCTTGTTCTATTTTGAAAAAACTTAACAACTTCTGATCTATTTGTCCCTAAAGATGTAATAGCCAATACTTTTTCATCTCCATTGATAGAAATAGATTCTCCAAATTTTAGATCTGTATCTTGCACAGGATTTTCTAAAATTTGTAAAATCGCATATTCGTCATTATCATTTTTTTTATAAACTACTACTTTACCAAAAGTATTAAAAGATGTTGTTGCATTTACTGAACTAACAAACAAAAACTTTCCTGAAGGAGATATCTCCATAGTATGACCGAATACTTCGTACTTTTTCAATGGAGAGATAATTGTTTGTTTCCAATATAAATTTTTATCAAATATTTGAATAATACCCGAATATCCATTATTAAACAAATAATCAGGGGCTGATATTGCGATATCACTGCCGGATAAAGATCCTACAATTTTATGGCCCCAATTAACTCCGTTTGATAATACAATTGAATATGTACCTTCGACTTTGATAAGGCCGATTGTAGCAGTAGCCTGCCCTATTACACTCATATTACTACCTGTAAAAGTTATCGTAGGCGGTGATGTGTAACCAGAACCTCTATTGGTAACAATTATATTTGTAACGGTTAGTCCTCCAGGAGATTTTATAGCTACACCAGTCGCTGTTGTTCCACCTGCAATATTAGGTGAAGAAAAGTTTACATAAACAAATGAAGAAGTACTAACAGGAGCAGTAATTAGACTTACCTGACCTATACCTGATGTGTTAAAGGCATTTATATTACAATTTTGATCTATTGTGTATGCATAAACTGTACCAGAATTTAAACCAGGAGCACCTACTAACAGTGTAGTAGATGAATTTTTATCAACTTGATTTATATAAAGGCTATGACCAAACCGAGCATTTGTTAAAGTATTTTGAAAGGGCTGAGCCAAAACAAATTTTGTTTGTTCTCCGTTGTTAGTTGAATTACGACTGCTTACCTTAACCACTCCTTCACCCGTAGCTGTTCTTGCAGTTATTGTAGAAACAACTAAGGGTACCATTATTGAGGCTGAAGATACAGCACGAATTTTGCTTGCAGCAGGAGCACCTACAAAAAATAAATCTTTTCCTATATCATAAGCAAGAGAATATCCAAATTCAGTAGAAGTATTAGGTTGACAGTATACATTATCTATACCATTGAGGCTATTTAACTTAAAGTCAAAATAAAATTGAATATCATTATTTTTATTTAAAGCGCCAATGTTTACCTTTCCATATTGTACTTCAAAATATCTTCTTGGATAATAAGTAGGAGCTGATATAACAATGGTTTTAGTGTAATCGCTTGCAAAAATGTCAAATCCAATTTTTTGATAAGGCGGTAAATTTCCAAACCCATATTCTATAGATGTCTCATAATTTTTTGTTTTTTCTAAAACTTGCCATTTTTTATTAGTATCTTCGTCAACCCAAACTTTACTTCCATAATCATAAAATAAAAATTCTTTGTTATTTGATAAATCTTCAAAATTCGAAAATCTTACAGACTGAAAAGAAAACAAACTACCATAGTATTCTAAAACTTCATTTGTAATACTTACGATTTGCGATTTAACAGAAAATTGATTTGATTTAGGAATACCTGTAACAATATAGACACCGTCTACCTGAGGACTAAACCTTATAACGGAAATAATATTACCAATTTTTAAGCCATGATTTAAATCAGTCACAAAGGTAATCTCTGCACCAGGACTACTCACAAACACACCTTTTATTTTTGCCTGTGTTAAAGAATACCTATAAACATCCCATTCTCCATTTTCTAAGAATCCTAACCAAATTGTGTTACCGTTGGTTAAAAGAGAATTATTTGCTATATCTAATACACTGTTTTTATTATAGGCCGTAGCATCAACATCTTCTATTCTTACATAACCTGCATTAAGTAATTTAAATAAATTTGTCTTATATGTTCCATCTTCTGTTAGAAATATGGAATTAATATTAAAATCTTTAGGAGTGATTAATATTTCTTTATTAGAAATATAATGAATCACATCACTAGATTGATTAGAATCTACAATTTTAATGATGTAAGGATTTTCAGTATCAACTGCCTCTTCTAAAAGAACTTCTATTTCTTTTAAAGTACTTTCTCCACCATATGCACCTATCCTAAATGCCCATTCTTCTTTTATCTCAATCCCAGTTAAGACATTTTTATTATATTTTATAATTTTATCTATAGGTTTTTTTGTACCTTTTTCTCGTATAAACCCTTGATAAAATTTGTATTGAGCAGTTTCATCAGGAATTAACTTATCTAAATAATTTCTAGAATTAAAACCAATAAGTTGTTTAGCAAGTCTTTGTTGATTAATATCAAAATTATCAATATCTAAACTATAAAAATCATCAAACTGATTTATCTTGTAATCAAAATTGCTTATCAATTTCTTGACGGGTTTTTTATCTAATAATGTATATTTTGTAAAATCGAAAATTTTATCATTAATAATTGAAAACTTAGCAGAATAATATTGCCCATTAAATTGAACAACTTGACTTGGGTAATACCTCCTATAAGGCTCCCAGTCTA